GGTACAGATGGTACAAATGGTACTTCAGGTACAGATGGTACAAATGGTACTTCAGGTACAGATGGTACAAATGGCACTTCAGGTACAGATGGTACAAATGGTACCAGTGGTACTTCAGGCTCATCAGGTCTTTTAGCCTTAACAGGTACCACAGATAACGGTGTAATTACTTTAAATGGTTCTGCACCTAATGGCACTGTAGAAACCTTATTAAAATTTGATAGTAGCACTTCTACACTTAAAATAGGAACGGTATATAGTACAGGTATATATAGTAATATTAACTTTTTTGATGCATTAGGAAACACAACAGACACCGGAAGTTTAACATATGACCATAATACTCCTCAATTTCTATTTAATCAAAATATAAGTGCTAGCAACCTATCAGGTACTAATACTGGAGATTTATTTGCTCCTACGGGTTCATATTATTCTACTTCTAATGATTTAAGGATAACAGGATCTTTAATACTAAGAGGTCCAAATAATACTCCTACAAATATTCTCAATGTTGAATCTACTTCTTATAGAATAGATGCCCCTGCACCTACAATAATATATAATAATAACGCCCAACCTCCAGGAGATTATAAAACAGAATATGTAGAATCTTTTCACACATTCTCCCCTCCTAGTGGTAGTATAGGATATTATGAAGGTACAGGAAAGAAAATAATTCCATACTCTGCGGTGGGAAGTACAATATTAACAAGTTTTGATTTAGATTCTTATGATTCTATAGAAATAAATTATAGTGCAAAATGGACTGGGGGTACTGCTTATGCTGAAATAGGAAATTTCTTTGCAGCATTTAACCAAGACCACTTTGATTTCCTTCATGAACCCAAAGTTCTTATAGCAAAACTTCAAAACCAAGTTATCCTAGATTTATCAGCTACTGTAGGAGGTGGTGAGTTAACTGTAAATGCCACTAATGCCGTATTAGGTCAACCTATTGAAGTAATTTTTAAATATAGAGGATTCCAACATACATAACAGATGGCAAATAATATACTACATTTAGGAAGCTCAGCAACCTCTGGATCTTTTATAAGCAATAATAGCATTTACTTCTCAGATTTTTCAGAAGCTACAAATTTTGAAGTCCCCGATTTTATAGTATCAGCATCTATAGAAATTCACTCTGTCAATAAAACTCTAACTAATGACCTCCCCAGACCTGTAGATAGTTTTTCTACTTCTAATTTCAATCATGCTACTTATGATTATGGAATTAGACACCAATCCCCAGGGTTAGGAGCCCGTACAGGTCAATTTTATGTAACTCATGATGATGGGTCTGTAACATTTACGGATACTTCAACAAGAACCCTAGGATCTGATACTTCTGAACCTATACTTTCAGCAAGCCTATCAGGTGATATTATAAATGTTTCAATGGAAAATGGAAATGGTTATATTTTTAAAGCACTTGCTAAAAAACTTTAATATTTATAACAAAACAACATGCCCAACACTCCAATATGGCCAGGATCATCATCATTTTTCCCAGGAGAAACTCCTTTTGGATTTTATGATAATGATATAGATTTTCAATGTGATGCAGATAAAGTATCAGTATTTTGTGCTCGTCGTTTAGGCTATCCTTTAGCAGACGTAGAATTACAAGACATTAATTTTTATACAGCTTTTGAAGAAGCAGTAACTACTTATGGCAATGAAGTATTTGCTTATAAAGCAAGTGAAAATTATCTTTCATTAGAAGGATCTACTACTGGATCCGATTTAAATTATAAACTTACTCAACCTAATTTAGGGGCAGAAATTAGAATTGCAGAATCTTATGGAGTTGAAGCAGGAGTAGGAGGTAATGTGGAATATAGAACAGGTAGTGTTGACTTAATTAAAAATCAACAAATATATGATTTAAAAGATTGGGCGGTTTCTCAAAGTATTGGAGAAGGAGATTTAGAAGTAAAAAAAGTTTTTTACGAAGCCCCACCAGCCATTGTAAGATATTTTGACCCTTATGCTGGTACAGGAACAGGTACCCAAGGATTAATGGATAGTTTTGGATTTGGGCAATATTCTCCTGGTATTAATTTTATGATGATGCCTATTAATTTCGATTTAGCTAAAATACAAGCCATTGAATTTAATGACCAAATTAGAAAATCTAATTATAGTTTTGAATTAATTAATAATCAATTAAGAATTTTCCCCATTCCTAATGTAAGTGGTTTAAAACTGTATTTTAAATATATCCTTAAATCAGATAGAAATAAATCAACTGTAGGGGGAGATATAGGAACAGGTGTAGTAACCGATATTTCTACAGTACCTTATGTTAATCCTACTTACAAATATATTAATTCTATAGGTCGACAATGGGTATTTGAATACACTTTGGCTTTATCTAAGGAAATGCTAGGATATATTAGAGGTAAATATACCACTGTCCCTATACCTGGAGCTGATGTTACTTTAAACCATGGGGATTTAATCACAGCTGCAACTTCAGAAAAAACAGCTTTATTAGAAAGGTTAAGAGGTTATTTAGACGAAACCTCTAGATCTAAATTATTAGAAAAAAAAGCAAATGAAGCTGAGTTCTTACAAAAAGACTTAAATAAAGTACCTTATACAATCTTTATAGGCTAATGGCATTATTTGGAAGAACTAGAGATGTTAATCTAATTAAAACAATCAATCGTGAATTGTTAGGGGATGTTATCACCCAACAAGCTTCATTTTATAAAGTTAGACTAGAAGAAACTACATTTAATTTATATGGTGAAGCTGCAGGAGGTAAATTTTATGATGGTCCTGTAATATTTAATTGTCTAGTAGAAAGGAGCGACCAAGAATACCCAGAAAGTGATTTAGGTGTAGATTTCGATTGGAGTGTAATATTTAAATTCCTTAGAGAGGATCTAATAAATGCTGGAGTAAATCCTGAAGTAGGAGATATTATATTATATAATGAAGGTTATTATCAAGTAGATAATGTAGCTTCTAACCAATATTTTATGGGTAAAGATCCTTCTTACCCAAATGAACCTAACCCCCTCAACCCAGGACTTAGCAATTTTGGTGGAAATTTATCTTACATAATCAAGGCACATTATGAACCCGCTGATAAATTCGGCATTACTAAAGAAAGATTTTAATGGCAGATCAAGGTAAAACCCCACTTCCAAAATCCCAAAGAGAAATATCTGAAGGACTACAATCACCTAGCATTGAAGATAACAACCCTGATAATATTACTAAGTATGCTACTACTTTAGCAGATGCTCGAACTAATAACCAAGTAATTAATCCTGGTAGGGCTTCTCAAATATCTCAAAAGGACGATAGTTGGAAACCCTTTACTATAGGTATAAAAGATTTAGATGAAGCTATTAAATATTATTTTGATGACGTAATAAAACCTTCTGTTGTACAAAATGATAATAGGATAGCAGTCCCTGTGATATATGGTTCACCTGAAAGATGGAAATCTATACAACGTGATGGGTATTATAGGGATAAAAAAGGAAAAATTATGGCACCGCTTATTATGTATAAGCGAACTAATATTGATAGAGATAGAGGACTTACAAATAAAGTAGATGCTAATTTTCCTCAAAATTATGCAGTATTTCAACAACCTTATTCTAAACAAAATCATTATAATAATTTAAGTGTATTAAACGGGGCTAAACCAATTAAAACATACCAGGCAATGGTTATTCCTGATTTTGTTACTTTTACTTATACTTGTGTAATTTATACCTATTATATGGAACAATTAAACCAAATAATAGAAAGTATAAATTATGCAGCAGATACTTATTGGGGTAATCCTGAACGTTTTAAATTCAAAGCATTAATAAACAGTTATCAAACAGTTACAGAATTAAATGTAGGGCAAGAACGTACTGTAAAAGGTAGCTTTGATATCAAATTAAAGGGTTATATCATACCCAATGTTATACAAAAAGACCTCACTTCTCTTAAGAAATTTTCTAGTGATTCTAAAGTTATTATAGCACAGGAAACTATAGAAAATCTAACAAGAGATAGAGGTAATAGATTTATTGAAGATATTAATACAAATTTAGATTAAAATGGCAGAACAAAAACTTACTCCTGAAGAGATTAATGAAATTAAATCCACACAAGAAACTCAAGAAAAATTAGTTACGGGTTTTGGAGAATTAGAATTTCAAATTCAAACTTTAGAGTTGCAAAAAGAAAAATTAGTTGAACAATTAGAAACTTATAAAACTAAAGAAAAAGAATTAGCTAATCAACTATCTCAAAAATATGGTAATGGTACTATAAATATCGAAGAAGGAATTTTTCAATCATAAAAGATGTTTTGAAAAACCTTTACATATTTATCAATAAGACAATTAATTAATTAAATCTTTAACCTTAAAATTCGAATTTTAACATGGCAGAACAAATAATCTCGCCGGGAGTATTTCAAAATGAAAATGTTCCCGTAACACTTGAGGCCGCTGCAGCTCCCATAGGAGCCGCCCTCATAACCCCTTCCACAAAGGGACCAGTAGGAATTCCTACCACAGTAACCACTTATAGTGACTATAAAACCAAGTTTGGTTCTACAGTTGTTAGTGGTGGTGCTGAATATGCCTACCTAGGTAATATATCAGCTCAAAATTATTTTAAACAAGGAGGTAGTAACCTATTAGTTACTAGAGTAGTTAGTGCTTCAGGGTTCGCAGCTGCTTCTTCATCTGACATTATAACGGGTAGTGGTATAGGTACTGGTACTAATAATGTATTCACCCTTAAAACTATCTCAGAAGGTGAGAATCAAAATAGTACTTCTACTGCAACTGCTGCAGGAGCTTTACCTTTAGGTACATCAGATAACCTACGATTTGAAATCTCTAACGTAGATTCTGGATCAGGTATCTTTACTCTTACTATTAGACAAGGTAATGATAGAACCGCTGATAAGACTATTCTTGAAACATTTAGAGGAGTTTCTCTTGATCCTAAAAGGGATGATTATATTGCTAAAGTAATTGGTAACCAAACATTTAGCGTTGGTACTGATGGTACTGATTCATTTGTTGAAGTTGATGGTGAATATCCTAATAAATCCAAGTATGTAATTGTAAGTGCAGTAAATAAGCCTACCCCAGACTACTTAGATGGTGCTGGTGCTTTTAAGCCAGCATTTACTTCATCAATGCCTGCTAACCAGGAAGGAACTTTTGCATCAGGTGTAGGTAGTTTATTCCCATCTGGCGATACAGTTAATTGGTATAAAGATATTAGCAACACTCAAACCCAAGGTTTGTCTGCTTCTGATTATTCTGCTACCATTAATTTATTGAAAAATAAAGATCAATATCCATTTAACGTAATATCAACCCCAGGTTTGGTTTATGAAAATGCTCTTCATGCAACTCAATTGGATAAAATTATCACCAATACAACTTCTAGAGGTGATAGCATT